GATGAAGCCATTGGCGAACATGAGCAAACCCGCCAGGATATCCTGGCTGAAGATATTACGGATGTTGATGAGGTAGCTGCATAATGGCTGGAGAAAATACAGCAAGCGCACTCACAATGTCCGATGAGGACTTTATGAATCAAGACGAATCTGCCTTCATGGCCGACGACCCAGTGGTCGAAGCTGAAGGTGAGGCGTCAGAAGAGCTTGCTGAGGGTCAAACCTCAGCAGAAGAGACCTCTGGTCAAACAGAGGAAGAAAATAGTGAAGCACAAGAGCACACTGAAGAAACAGCTGACGAAGAAGAAGTAGGCCAACTTGACGGGGATACCCAACAAGAGCTCGAAACTTCCTCAGAGGGTGATGAATCAGAATCTCCTGATACTGGTGATGAAGACTCAACGGAAACGAATGGGGATACCCAGGATACCACCGAGTTTAATTACGAAAGTGCATATAAAGAGGTCACTAAACCTTTCAAAGCCAATGGCTCTGATATGCAGGTTTCCGATCCTCAGGATATCGTCCGTCTGATGCAGATGGGCGCTAACTACCAGAAGAAGATGGCTCAAATGAAGCCTAATCTGAAGGTAATCAAGATGTTGGAAAACAACGGTCTCCTCGACGAGGCCAAGTTGCACAACCTCATTGATCTGTCGAAGAAGGATCCTGTAGCAGTAGCTAAGCTGATCAAAGAAAGTGGGATAGACCCTCTTGATGTTGATACGGATGCATCCACGGATGACTACAAGCCTACGGATTACTCTGTTTCAGATAAAGAATACGATCTAGATCAAGTGCTGGACGGGATTAAAGAGTCTCCTTCTTTTAGCAAAACTATCGACGTTTTGACTAAGGAATGGGATGAAGGTAGCAAAGCTACTGTTTCTGATAACCCGACCATTATTAGCGTTATCAACGCGCACATGGAAAATGGTGTGTACGATAAGGTTAATTCAGTGATGCAACAGGAGAAGGCCCTAGGTAGACTAGATGGCATTTCCGATGTTGACGCCTACAAGCAAATCGCTGATCAGCTTCAAAAAGATGGTATTCTCGAACCTGTGACAGATAGCCCTAAAGCTGCAAACGTATCTCAAGAGAATGACGATAAATCCAAAGCTGATGCAGAGCGTAAGAATAAGCGTAATGCAGCAGCGCCAGCTAAACATGCTCCTTCTGGAAAAGACAAAGGGAACTCCGAAGATTTCTTGGGACTCTCTGATGACGAATTCATGAAGAAGTATGGGACAACCTAGCTGGTAAACTCTCATTGAGGAACTTTACCAATGGTACAGCTCTATAACGACCCTGCGGGTGGAACCCCGTCCAAGATTGGTGCACAGGCCCGTACTGATTATTACTACAAAAAAGCCATCATTGCTGTTCGTGATCAGCAATACTTTATGCCTTTGGCTGACGTTCGCGCCATGCCTAAGCATATGGGTAAAAAGATCAAGCAGGACGTATATGTCCCCTTGCTCGACGATCGCAACGTAAATGACCAGGGCATTGATGCCGCTGGTACAGCTCTGACTGCTGGTACTTGGTCAGCCTGGAACTCTTCTGGTGTGCTGCAAAGCTCCACAGAAGCTAACGAAGGCGCTGCAGTAACAGCCGCTGGTGTTGGTGGTGAAGTCGCTGAGAATGGTCAGTTCTTGTATGGCTCTTCCAAAGATACCGGTACTATTACTTCCAAGATCCCGGCTCTGACTGAGAACGGTGGGCGTGTTAACCGTGTTGGTTTCACCCGTCTGCAAGTCGAAGGTGACTTGTATAAGCGTGGTTTCTTCACGGAATACACTCAGGAATCCATGGACTTTGATTCGGACGCCGAGCTGCTGTCCCATATCACCACGGAAGCCCTGGTTGGTGCCAACGAACTGACTGAAGCCGAGCTTCAGGCAGATCTGATCACCAATGCCACAGCTAACGGTACAGCTTATTACATGGGCGGCACGACTAAGCTGACCGTTGACGAAGTTGTTACATATACCGATCTGATGAACCTCTCGATTGCTCTGGACAACAACAAGACTCCAAAGCAGACGAAGATCATCGCCGGTAGCCGTATGATTGATACGAAGACCATTAATGGTGGCCGTGTCATGTACGTTGGTTCAGAGCTGATCCCAGCTCTGCGGGCAATGGTTGACCTGCATAGTGCACCTGCATTCGTCTCTGTTGAGAAGTATGCTGATGCCGGCAACATCATGAATGGCGAAATTGGTTCAATTGACCAGTTCCGTATCGTGGTTGTTCCTGAGATGCAGTACGACGAAGGTGGTGGTGCTTCTGCTGCTGATACAGCCGGTAACGGTCAAAACGGTGCGGACATCTACCCAATGCTGGTCGTTGGTGATGGTGCCTTTACTACCATTGGCTTCCAGACTGACGGTAAGTCCGTCAAGTTTGTGGTCAACCACAAGAAGCCTGGTAAAGAGATCGCTAACCGCGATGATCCTTACGGCGAGATCGGGTTCTATTCGATCAAATGGTACTACGGCTTTATGGCTCTGCGCCCTGAACGTCTTGGTATTATCTGGACTGCTCTCGTAGCTGTCTAATAAAACCGGCCCCTGGGAGGAAACTCCTGGGGGCTACTTTTAATAATTAACTAAGGAATACGACACGATGGAAATCTCCGAAATGACTGATGAGGAAATCCGGGAAGAGCTAAAAGCTAACGAAGTGGTCCTTCATCATAAAACGGGGACTGACAAGCTGCGCTCTACTCTGGAAGATGTTCGTGCTGGTACTTACAAGGCAGCTGCTTCCAAGCCTGAAGAGTCCAATGAGCGGGCTCATACAGCTGCTAAACCAACTGTTGACCCTGAACTGTCTAAGTCAGTGACCAAGCTGCCTAAGGGCAGCAAGATGACCAAAGAACAACGTGCCATGGCCCTTGTTCGTGTCATCGTCAGCCCCAATGATCCATTGATGGCTACCTATCCAGGCCTTATCTTTACCGTTGGTAGTTCCGCGGTTAACAACGGCCGTATGATTAAGAAATTCGTGCCCTTCAATAACGACGAAGGTTGGCACATCCCACAGATCATCCTCGATCAGATCGACTCTGCCCAGATGCAGAAGTTCCGGCCGATCACTCTGCCTAATGGTGAGAAGACTCTTCAGGCTTATTTGACTAAGAAGTTTAACGTCCAACGCCTGGACGATTTATCCGCTGAAGAAATCGCCGCCATTGGCACAGCCCAGAAAGCTCGTGGAGACGCTTAATCATGACGATTACCGTAGCTAATCTAACAACCAATATTGCTACCAGTGCCGCTAACGTAGTTACCGGCGATGGTGTATTTGATGATCTAATGGAAGCTGCTACAGCTCACCTGGATGCTCAATTCAATCTTGGCCGTATTACCGGTACAGATTACGCCACCGTGTATCTGGGAGCCATCCAGGTAGCTATGCAGCAAGCTGCTGCATTTGTTCTTGGTACAGAGAAGACTAATG